GTCCCTGTTGGGTACGAGTAAACCCCCGTTTGATTTGGCCCCGACAAGGCGTATCCACGAGCGTAAAGCGCAATTGTGCTGTTAGGACCAGTGCCCACACCCATATACCCGTTCACCGTCACAGTGTTGGTAGAGGCATATCCAAGGGTTGTGTTGCCGTTTGCAATCAGCGTTGTAAATGTGCCAGCGGCAGGTGTTGTAGCGCCAACAGTACCGTTGATGTTGATCGATGCGGTACCTGTCAAGTTGGTCACTGTACCGCTTGATGGTGTACCAAGTGCGCCGTTAAACAACACAGGAGCACCAGCAGAACCTACGTTGACTGCCAAGGCCGTAGCAACACCAGTACCTAAACCAGCCACACCAGTGGAGATAGGCAAGCCTGTAGCGTTCGTCAACGTAACACTGGTTGGTGTACCCAACACAGGTGTCACCAGCGTTGGTGAAGTAGACATCACTACGTTGCCAGTACCAGTGATTGCGTTACTAACCAAACCCTTAGAGCCGTTAGTAAACACTGCTTGGTTGGCAGTCAGTGAAGACAAGACAGGTTGTGCTGTGAAAGTGGTAACGCCTGTAACAGCCAATGTGCCACCAATAGAAGCATTACCAGCCAAATACAGGTCTTTGAATTTCAGCGAACTACTACCAATGTCAACGGTGTTTGTTGTCTTAGGTGTAACAGTGGATGAGCCAACAACAACATCCTGTGTCGGACCCAACACCGAGATGGGAGCACCCTCACCAGTAGTACCGTCATGGTTGTGACCTGTACTGGCGTTAAAGGCTGCTTGAATGCCATCAAATTCGTTGTCGAGATCAGCAGCGGCGATTACATTTCCGTCAGAAATGTTGTTACTTGTATCGACTCGTGTATATCCTGCCATAATAGTTCCTGTCTAATGTGTGTAGTTATAACCGAAACATCAAAGCTGTAAAGCTTTAACGCCTGTCATGTGTTGCAAATTCCAAAGTTGCTGCGTCCAAGCTAAATGGAGGGTTTTGACTATCCGACACAAACTGCAGCGACACGCTAAAAGCCGACCCAATCACTTGAGTTTCAAACTGCTTCACCAACTTACTTCCAAACACTGTGGTGCCATATCTAGCACCAGAGCTACCATAGAAACCTACAGTGCCTGCTTCGTTAGACAGCTCAATAGTGTCAGGCTGAATGCTGCCTTGTGTGTCAAAGTCAAGCTTCAAGTTGACAGAGGTGGTGACACCCCCTTGAGGGTCTGTGTAGAGGAATAGTTTGTAGAACGTTTTACGAATACGTGGATCATTGATTGAAACAAAAGGTGTAGCAAATGAAGCAATGATGTTTGTTCCATCAAAGCTGTTACCACTTTCCATCTCATAGATGTAGCCATCATCGTGAGCAAACACCAATGTCTCTGTTTGGTTTTCATAGTCACCATCAGCAACATAGGCTTTGATACCCAATGTCTCAGCCCACGACATAGTGCTGGTGTTGTCACCAACCATCTGTGTACCCAAGACACCTTTAGCGTTCGCTGTAGAAGCACCAGTAGCGTTGTAACCAAAGATGCGGTATTGCGACTTCTGCTTAATAACACAGCTGGCGAAGCTACTACTAGAAGCAATGATACTGGTCATCTCGTTCTGAATAGGCTTAGACACTACACCCAAGTTGAAGTCACCAACACGGTCTGTAGCGCTAAACAAACGCAAACCTTCAGGACCAAGGAAGATGACATCGCCACCAATTTCCTGAATAGTATCAGGAGCAACACAGCCAACATTCTTTGTCACAGGCTGCAACACGAAGTCCTGCAAAGTGTTACCGACAAGTTGATTGATGGTTTTGTCTGTGAAGATGATGAGAGCTTCACGGAAAGGAATGATACCTGTGATGAGTCCACCAACGTTAATGACACCAGAGCCGTTAGCAGCACTGAAGTCAGAGTCAGTATAAGGTGACGTAAATGTCAAAGTTTCGCCTTTAGCGAAGAACATTTGATTTTTATGGTAAGCAACAAAGCTTGCAGCAACCACATCAGCCGGGGCAGCTGTAAGCTCAGTGAAGGTTGTACCGTCCCAACTGAATGGTGTGTTAGTACCATCAACAGCCATAACCTTATCTGTACCAGCCAATCTATACTTTGAAAAGCGCAGTTTGAGGCCAGCGCTTCTATCACACGACAACATAGTGATGGCTGCATTATCCGCAGGACTAGATGCCAACGAAGGATATATGGACAACGCAGCAGCACCAGATGTAACTGTGGCGGGTGCAATCAATGTATACACCTTCTCAACACCAGCGATGGAGAAGGTGTCACCAACCTGTGGTGTACCTGTCAAACCATCAACGTTCAATGTAGAACCTGTCTGAGAACCACCATTGACCAACACTGTGCCGTATGAAGGCTTAGATACTTTGGTGTGTGCAGAGCCTGTGGTTGAATAGATGTCAGAGTTACGATAGGACAACACTGTCTCGTTCCAAGCAACAATACCTTTGATAGTGCCTGTGTGACTCGTGAAGGTGACAGCAGCTTTATCGGCTGGGCTAGATGCCAGCGATGTTGTCAACGTCAGTGTTGCTTGCTTGTATGTATCGTTAAACGACACACCTGCTGTAGCTATAGTGTATGTACCAGTGACACCAGCAATGGTGAATGTAGAGCCTGCAACAGGGGCAGTATAAATGTTAGCAAGCACCAGCGTTGTACCAGTCTGTCCAGACCCCTGTACCTTTGGTTCACCATAGGCAGGAACAAACGAGCTTGAATACTTGTCGTAGCCTTCAATGCGCTTATAGCCACCATCAGTCGATGGCTCAAAGTTCTTCAGCAGACGAGCGCTACCGGGTGCCTGTGTACCGTGTTGCAACGGAGACAAGTTGGAAATGAGTCCACCACGGAACTCAAACGGATAGGTCTGAAGTCCATCAGCCATTAGCGCACCCGATCACCAAAAGCAGAGCTACCACTACCAGATTGGATGATGGCAGTAGAGCGCATGTAAACAAAACGATTGATCAAGATGGTGCGCATACGCTTCAAACCTTCTTCAAACTTACCCTTAGCAATGTTAGCAGCTTGCTCGTTACTACGGAACATATAAGCATGATACATAGCACCGTCAATGATGACATGACGGAATCGCTCTGGAATGGAAGGAACATCTGTAGCACTCGCAAGATCTACAGGAACTTTATAGTATTCGTAGACAAGCTCATAGGCTTGGTCAGGTGGTGGTGTTACACCCCATTGCAAACTTGGTGCTTGAAACACAGCGGAAGGAACTTCACGTTTGGAAGTATTGTCGCCATACTCTTGGTCAACAGCGTTTTCTAAATAGTCGTCATAGTCGACAACACCAAGCTTCACTGTTTCGTTACCGAATGTGGTGCTCTCCTTGATGCGAAAGGTATCGAAGTCAATCGACCCAGCATCAGTAGGGAAAGCATAACGGGTAGTACCTGCTATCAAAGACAATTCAGCAAGTTGATGATTGAAGGGCCATTCATAGTGTGTCTGGTTAATGTCACGAATGGAGGAGTTGACACTATCTTTGATTTGAGAATAAAAACCCTTGGCTGTTGAAAAATTACCAGAGGTAAGTTCAACTTCGTTAAGGCGACGATTCACTTCATTAACAAGACTGATGTAGTCGTATGCCATGATGGTTCCTGTATATTTAAAAAACAAAAGGGAGAGCCTCGTTAAAGACCCTCCCTCTTAGGTCAGCCTAAAAGATTAGGCCAGTTGGTCGCGGTCAACTTCAGTAGCAGCTTCGGCGTTCTTAGAGCAGTCAACCACCACAGCCCACACACGACCAGTGATGATACCGGGCGAACCAGAGATGGTAGTGACAACGTCGATAGTGTCAGCAGCAGCGATAAAGCCGGGAACGACACCACCCTTGTTGGTGTTAGCAGCGGTGTTATCGAAGTTCAGATCATTAGCAAACACAGTGGTGCCGTCAGTAACGTCCAGAGTGTAAGTAGTAATATCAGGAACAGCAGTAAAGTTTTGGAAGCCAGCGGCAAGAACCACCACACCAGCAGGCACAGAAATACCAACAGCAGTACCGGAAGTAGCAGCCAGAGAAACAACTTTCTCCAACAGCACGGGAGCGCTGCGCACAGATTGAACAATAGACATTTTAAATTTCCTTTATTGAATGATGTAGAAACGGGGAAGCCTTTTGAGCCTCCCCTGTTTCATCAGGCCACGTTGTACTTTGCAGTAACAATAGCCTCGGGACGCAAGATCTTACGACCATACAGGTGCATACCGCGCACGATGTCAGCGAAGCTGTCGGGATCACGGTAAGTCTCGGTCTTGTTGATCTGCTGAGCAGTTGCCACAGCAGCGTCTTGACCAGCAACGATCACACCGAAGTTGGTGGATTGAGCAGAAGCACCAGCAGTACCGGGACCAGTACCGATCTTAGGAGTGTTGTTAGACACATAGATACGGAAACCGTGCAGGTTGTTGATGACCAAACCGTTTTGCAGACCGGAACCACCGAAGTCGGAGTTCAACAGACGGCTGTCTTCGTCCTTCAACATTTCGATGAACACTGGGTCGACGACCAACCAACGACCTTGGGTGTCAACGAACTGCTGATCCAACAGACGACCCATACGTGCAATCACCATCAAAGGCGAAACAGTGGTAGTGGGCAGTGCAGTTGCACCGGGCAAACGAGGAGCCAAAGGAATGGAGTCACCAACGCTACCAGCGGTAGTCAGGTTGCCGAAGCTTGGGCGGCTCAGCTTCATGGAGGCCAACAGTTCGTCAGCACCAGCGGTGGCAACAGCTTTAGTACCGGGGATGGTGGTACGGGCAGTGTCGGCAGCAGCATGCAGAGCAGACTGTGTGTAACCGGACAAGTAGCCCAGCACGTCTTGGTCGTACTGGTCACGCAAGCGATAAGCAGCGCGGTCAGTAGCCATTTGCATGAAGTTCACGTGCGAGTGAGCAGCTTCTACGTCATCAATTTTAAAGGCAAAAAAGTTTGCCTGATCGACGACCAGTGTGAAGTCCTCGTCGTCCAGATCTTGAGCGGTGATTTGAGTACCACGCTTATAAGGCTGAACGCTCACCTCAGGTTCCTTGATGATTTTTACAGAATCACCCATCTGAGCGATTTCACCGAAGTAGTCGTTGTTGGTGATATCCTCGACCACCGAAGATTTACGGAAGGCGAGTTGTACTTTTTTGCTGTAGATTACAGCGCTGAAATTGCCATTAGGCAGGTTGCCGTATCCGGCTACTGAAGGGAAGGCCATTATGATTCTCCTAGAAATATTGGCATATAATTAAATACACTAACACAACTACAGAGGCTGGCTTCACTAGGTGCGTCATTCTTCCGAAGTGCCCAACGGAAAATAACGGGCTAATAAAACATCAGGTGTATCTGACAGTTTATTGTTTTGTGTCACTAAACAACTCAGCAAAACAAACAGATCTTCTGTATAGTCTTGCTTCATCTTATTGACAGCAGAGCATATGAGTTGGACATTGCCTTCAACATATCCTTTACTACTGTCGATCCTGTCAAGGCTTACGGTATTAAACTGGTTGGCTGTTGCAAGCAGCGGCAGCTTTGTGTAAACACATTGACCTTGTTGTTTCTCCCACACCTCTTTTAAATATTCAGGTGTGATTGAAACTTCAAATTTCTTACGATAAGAAGCTGACTTTACCAGCAGATTGAATCGTGAGTCTAAGTTTCTGTACTGTTTTCTAGTATTGTTACGATTGTAATCAACCCTATACTGTACAACTTTACTCTTGTTCTTTTCGTAATAAATTTTAGTGTATGCGTCATGACACGCTTTACACTTACCTTCATAACCATCCTTGGTCCGTTTGTGTTTGTAGAACAAACTGACATTCTTCTCAACCTTGCAACAACTGCAAGTCTTCACAACATCATTCATTTCAATCCCTAACTAGATTTAGCAAAGGACTAGGCAGTGAGTTAGCACTGTCAGGGGAGCTACCCTTTTCGTCCTGTTAAAAGTTATACCAGACTTTTTCAGCCCGTGTCAACTATTATCGTGCGCCAGCACTCAAATCGTACACAAACTTACCAGTTTGTATAGCCTTCATGATGGCTTCTTCGTTGGCTTCGTACTGCTTACTAGACATCTTAGCCACCTGAGACTCGTACATCACACCTTCGGTGTCTTGTCCTGACGGGGCAGATCGTTCACCACGGGTACGAACACTCTGTGCTGCAGAAGTATCTTCCTTCTTCGACTTCGCTTTAGCGATGTTGCGATCAGCCTTATAAAGATCAATGGCACGAGCAGCAGAACGAGCATCTGTATCATTCTCATATAGGGCTTGTTGCACCCAAGCTGGTTGCTCGTCTGCCCAGTCATGGAAGTCATCGGTGTCTCGGATGGTGTCAAAGTCTGGATGAATCTTCATCAACTCAAGCTCAGCCTTCTCACGTGCTGTCAGCTTCTCTTGTTCATCCAGTGCAGCAAAGCGTTGCTCCATAGAAGCAGTTTGCTCTTTAGCTTTCTTGATGGCGATTGTCTCTACAATCTTTGCCACGTCAGGATAGGTTGCTGCCCAACGAGCAAGGTCTTCTTCGTTCGTTGGTAGCTTGATTTGGTTCTCGGTAGACTGAGTAAGTTGTGTACGCAGTTCGTCAATTTGCTTTTGCAGGGTAAGTTGTTGTTGCTGTGAGTGACGACGAAGATCACCATAGCGCTTCTTAAAGCTCTTCTCTTCTGCTGACAAGTTGCTGTCGTCTTCTGCGCCATCTTCAACAGCTGCAGATTTCTCTACGTTCTTCTCAGTGAGTTCTTTCAGTTCCTGCTCTTCGCGTTCAATGCGTTCACGGTTGGTGTTGCGTTTACCAAACGGAGCAAGCGCTGTCGTCTGCGATTTTTGTTCCAAGACTACTTCAGTCATAATTACCTTTTAAGTTGGGGCTGCACTGTAGGAGACAACATGTCTCGGAGTCAGGTAGCCAATGATGGTGGGTATTGTTTAGTACCAGTCTGCCCACCACAGACTCTGGTATTCATAGTGTACTCTATTTACTTCTGACGGGTTACAAAACTTGTAGACTTACCAGTCTTTTTGTTCTTACGATTAGGGACGAAACCGCCTTTGGCCCATCCGTCACCAGCAGAGGCAGCGCCTACACCACCATCTCCGCTGTCACCAGCACTGGCACCACCAGTACCTGCACCAGCACCGGAGCCTGATCCATCACTTGCACCAGTACCAACACCACCAATACCATCTGCTCCGGTATCTGTACCAGATGTACCAAAACCAAAACTACTTTCGGTACTGGTGTTAGTTGAAGGAGCGGCTTCGGTGTAACCAAAAGTTTCACCATTAACCGTACCTGTAACGTTAGTGCCACCTGAAGGGTTTTCTCCTTCACTGACAGAAGTACCAGACGTACCTGTACCAAACGCATTGGTAACAGCCATCATTGCTTCCATAGGATCTTTACCATCAACATCAGCAGCGGCCTGAGCACCTGCAGCAGCAATACTTCCCGCTGTAGCATTAGCCTGAGTACTAGCATTCTGTGCTGCTTGTTGTGCGGCTGTAACGGCTTGGCTGCTGTATCCCTCAACACCAAGGTTGAAACCAATAGCTTCTGCTGTCTGAGCCTGAGCCTGTGAGTTAGACAAGGAAGACGCTAATGATTTACCAGCTTGAACACCCAATGAAGGCATACCAACTGATAAACCAAATAAGCCACCAACAATTCCACCAAGGGTTGATGCAACAGGAGAACCTGCGGTGATACCACCATGTGTACTGCTAGGGTTTGGAGCGTCTGTGCCGAACGATCCACCACCACCACCGACAGGTCCACCACCGTCACTACCACCAGCATCACCACCACTAGGTGTTGTCTGTGTAGTTGGACCAGCGGCAACAGGAGCCGTAGGCTCAGTAGCACCAGCAGCTTTCACTTTATAACCAGAAGGAATGGACAACTGAGCTACACCGTTAATGAAAGGAATGTAGATGGTCTGACCAGCATCGTTGGTCATTGGCACCATCTCAAAACCTTTAATGGGCGCATCGCGGTAGAGTTGTTCGTTTTCTTCACCGCCTACATAACCACCAGCTGCATATTCACGTTCTTCACCACCCTCATCTTCTGACATGATGGAGTCAATCTCAGACGAGAACGCATCATCATCCATCTCATCTTCACCACCACCAAACAAAGCTTCACCGTCTTCTACTTCCTCGGCATTACCCATCTGACCAATTTCGTTCATGCGTTGCAGACCCTTCTTAGCCTTATCACGCAGCGCCATCAGCTTTTCCAAACCATAGAAACGTACAACATCAGCAGGAAAGACAAACTCACCTTCGCTAAGCTTAGCATCAATGTCGTCCCTGACTTCTTCTTGCATAGCACCGGGTGGTACTTCATTGCCAGAAACTGGATCGACTGTACCGCCCTCTTGCATTACACCGCCTTCAGCGAACAGCTTATTCATTTCAGTTTGCATGATTGATCTCATCCTTCAAATACTTCAGCTGACGCAATGCAGCAATGGCACCTTGTGCCTTAAATACTTCGCTCAACTCTGTAGCCTGTTCCAGCTTGCGTTGATGTTGTTCAATGTCGTAGTCGAGCTTTTCAACAAAGGCATCCCACATATGAGGACTGTTAAGCATACCCTTCAGTTTAGGTAGGAAAGCTTTGCTCATTTATTGAGCACCCATCGGAGCTTGAGGAGCAGCGCTAAAGCCTTGTTCGCCCGGTACAGGAGCAGCACCAACACCAATGTTGCCAGCACCACCACCAGTCATATCAGCCACACCAGCGCCCGGTACAGGTGGAGCACCCGGTGGCATAGCGCCACCAACGGGAGCGCCAGCAGGCGGTGCCATCAACGCAGCCTGACGTGCAGCTTCATCCATATTGTTGGTAACTTTGTCTTGGTCAAGATCCATCGCCTTGGCAATCTCACGGATGATGTAAGGCATCTTGGCGAATGGCATCAGTGCTGGATTACTAACAATCTGCAAGAATTGCATCAGTCGCTGTGAACGCACTTCAGTAGCCATCAACGATTCAGTACCACGAGCATTGACTTCCAAGTCACCCTTAATCTCTGGGTCGAAGTCAAACTGCATGTTGAAGCTGAAGAAGGCTTTACCGAGCGGAGCCAACAGGTAGTCATCAACGTTCTTAATCACTGTCTTAATGGAACCACCAGCAGCGTTCATCAACATAGAGATACCAGATGCTGTACGACCAACACCGCTTACACCAGTTTGACCATGAGCAAACGATGGCATACCTGTGGATTCGTCAGCAAGCTGTCGAGCTTTGTCAAACAGCTGCAGATTCTCTTGCGACACGTTAGGAAACTTAGTACCGAACAAGCTTTGACCGGGAGCACCGCCTTGACGACGAAACACTTTGCCGGGATAGACAGACATGTCTTGACCGGGGACAAGGTTGGTTTCATCAACTTCAAAGACGAGGTTGCCCGACAACACAGCGTTGTCCACAGCCATACGCATGAAGCCGTTCATCAATGTCTGTGTATCGTCCATGTTCTCTGCAATACCAACGCCAGCCAAGCTGTATGGATTGAGTTCGTATGGAACAGCGTAGTAGGGAATCTTTGCAGGCTTGAAAGGATTCAACACCAAGCGAATGATCTTGCCGTTGCAATACCAGATGTTGGCTTGCAACTCATCACCGTCTTTGAAGTCTTCAGGGATGGTGACATCGTTCTCTTCCAACAATTCAATGTCAACGTTACCCCAGTACTCCAACACCTCAAAGCGATCAACGTCAAAGTTGGGAGCGTAGTCACGCAGATCATCTTCCCAATACTTCTTAACGTAGGTTTCACCTTGTTCAATGAGTTGATCAATGACGTTCTTACGGAAATGGGGACGGCGCTTCAAAGCACGAAGCTGTGTACGCGACATCTTGTGACGCTCAATGACATACTGGCAGTCTTCTGTGTTGTTTGCGTCTGGGTCCCAATAGAAGTTCCAGAGAGAAACATGCGAAGCTTCTGGTACAGTTTTGATTGTTGGTTTGTATTCACCGTCTTCTGTCCAGTTGGGATATTCTTTGTTGACAGCGAATGGACCCTTCATCACACCTGTACCAAACAAGGCCATCTCAAAAGCAGAAGCACGAAGATGCTTACTAGCACCGCTCTCTTCAAGCTGGTCATGGATCTTCTTCTCCATCTTTTTAGCAGCCAACATAGCGGGATAGAACGTCACAGACGTGGGTGTCTGCCCCGGTCCATTCTTCAAACCGGGAACATCTTTCAAGTCTTCCTTGAGACTACCAAGCATCTCTTCCAACTTGTCCAAGTCAAAGTCTTTACCGATACCAGCAGCACCCTCTTCACCGAACGGAATAGCTGGAGGAGCACCACCAGCAGCATTCTGTGGATCGAAATGGACAGAATCAGCTACACCTTCTGGCAACACAGACGGGTCAACGCTGAGAGGGAACTTGTTGTTAGAAAACAACACATCTGTAATCTGACCATACGCAGCAAGTGTCTTAGTCTTTGTCACCTTCACAAATACACGACTCTTCTCAGTCTCAGTGAACTTGACATCGGGACCATACAGGCCACGATAGTTGCGATAGGCACGGAGCCAACGATCTTCGTCAGTGCGGCGTGACTCTTCCGATTTGGTGTAGCGTTTCTCAATGAAGCTGATGAGAGCACCACCTTGGAAGTCGTCTTCATTCTTGGGAGCGTCATCAAGCGCTAGAGTTTTATCGTTAGAGGGTTTATCAATGAGGGCCATAAGTGTTCCAGAGTATTAAGAAAGGTATAACATGTAGTTGATCAATAACCAAATACAGAGTCGGCTACAACTTTGCCGGTATTTTGCGACATAGGATCAAAGTCAAACAAGCCGCTACGTGGACGTGACATTACACCATAACGCAAAGCGTCATAAGTGTGATCGTTGCTAACTTTGGTGTTAATATCTTC